ATACGGGATACATTAAGGAGCGCCTACCTCAAAGTAATTTACCTTGGCGTTGCGGATTAAGTTATCAATGGAGCCAACTTCTGTCCAAGTTCTATCTACAAAGCGAACATACTTTTGGCGACCAAGCGGATCGTGGACATGGAGAATACCTTGATAAATCAGCACAGGATATAACTCGTCCCATTCCGTTTCGCCTTGCGTGGTGAACTCATAAGAGCCATCAATTCCATAAATGCTGGTGGCGACCACGATAGTTTTAGACGCACCTAAAGGTTTAAACTGTCCATAAGATTCTACAATTTGAGAATTAAGTGGTTGTTGAACTCGCAATGACGCTACACGCTTTGAAGGCGCTTCAACAGCGGTGAAAGACCAGAATCCAGGATTACTTACAAGGATTGGCTCGGTGGTTGTGTAACCAGAAGAAAGAACAGCCATTAGATTTCAGCCCTCGCTTTCGCACGATAAAGAACAGTTAGATCAAAAGGAACTTCATAATCTTCAAGTGTTGCTATCTGTGCGGTGCTTGCCGCTACTGGGCTATCTCGAAGTTCTGTATAGGTAGTGCCGCTGTCACTAGAGCGTTCCACAACAAATGTAAATGTTGAGAATCCGCCTCTAGTCCAAGTAGGACTATCTCCAGCGTGAAAAGCAATTTTGTCTATGTAGTGGATTTCGCCTGATCCAGCAGAGGCAACTTTGATTACTACCATGGCAGTTGCGGCAGTTGCGGGCGCGGTTCCGCTGACCGTACATTCATTCCACGCGCTTGCGGAATCATTTTCAGCAGTCCCAAAAACTGTTGAAAGTGTTGTACCAGTTGAGTCGCGCCATAAAATTCCAACTGAGGTTGATCGAGCAGTCGTATTTGCCTTAAATTGTGCTGTGGCTGAGAACTTTGTTGCGGGTGTAACTGTAAAGGCAGTTGCCGAGGTAGTCGTAGCCGTCATATCTCCAGCGGCAGTCGCAGTCAGAGCCAATGAAGCAATACCACTTAAATATTGAACCGTGTTTCGTGTCAAAGAACAATTAGATAATGAAACCCAACCAGTTGTATCTGTTTCAAGCGAAGCCTGATTTGTAGATAATGCGTTTGTTCTACCAAAAACGGTAACAGTTACAGCACCAGAAGTGGACTCATAAAAGGCAGAGATAGTCGGTGAGGCAGGGGAATCAATGGATAAACTAAATTGCGAGAAAGCAAAATCGCTAAAATAATTACTTCCGTTGATTAGGGTCGCGACTCTTACATAAGCCCGATAAGTTGTTGAGTTTGCTAAATCACCTTCAAGCGTTTGACCGTCATTGTTTGAAGTAATAATTCCCGTACCTAGAGTTGGAGTTGAGGTACTAGCGCTAAATGATGCCCCGCTGTAAGTAGTCGAATCAAAAATCTTAATCTCGTAGGCAGATTGCTCATTGCCGTCTGTATTTCCATAAGTCCAAGTTACGGCGGGAAATGATGTATCAGTAATAGTTCCAGTAGGCGCATTGACCGTAACAGTTGGCTTTGCCGCCGTTACAACATCAATAAAAAGAGCATAGATATTACTTCTGTCACCGCTTGTTACAGCGCCGTCTGTAATTTTTACTACTAAGTTATCAATTAGTGTTTGAGTCCATGCGGCTCCTGTCGGGGCGCTGGGCAAATTTAAAGAGAGATCAACTGTGGTTAGAGCCAGAGTGTTTTGTTTTGTTACTGGAACTCCGTAAGTCACAGTACGACCATTGCGATCCGTAATTACACCAAGGCTGAACTGTGCTAGACCTGCTGTGCCAACAGATATGCGAGCGCGTAAATTTACTGAGGTTACAGTTTCAGAGGAAGTCAAAGTTTGTGTGCCGAACTCGGCTTCGTAGGAGGCAGGAATTGTAGTGCTGGTACGAGTTATGAAAGTGCTATCGCTAGAGTCAGCAAGAGCCGCGTGAGCCGAAGCGGAGCCACCAGAAATAGTAAAGGAGGCGGCACCATTCCAATTAGCATTAGGGCGAAGTGTATAAGTTGCCATTATTTAGCCGCCAATTCTTTTGCCAAAGTTCCAAAGACTTCCTGAATCTTATCGGTAATCATCTTTAGTTCTTCTTCCGTACTGCCAGCCTTGTTAGTATTCAAGGTAATTTTAATTGCGTCTGTGCCAATATAAACATTGCCACCTGCTGTTTCACGAACTGCCAAAGTATCTTGCGCCCTTACCAAATCATTGTATTTAGCCTGAGCATTAGCAATCAAACCCGAGTAAGCCGCGTCTGATCCCATAGCACCAATAGTTGCGCCCGAGAACTCAATGGCTTTTTGTAGGCTGTTGATCTGAGAAATAGCCTCAGTACCACCGCCAAGAATAGAAGCCGCGAGTTGAGCGCCCTTAATCGGACCTGCCTCAATAATGTCTTTCAGCGCACCTGCGTCTAAGTTCAACGCCTGAAGTTGAGCAATTTGAGAAGCAAACTGCATACTCTTATTAAGGCGCTGGTTCATGTTCTCAATAAGAGATTTAGCCTTCGGAATAAATCCGTCTGGTAACTCAACACCTCTTAGACCAGCGAATCCTACGATTGTATCTTTTAGGCTATTAGCGAAGTCATGCGCTGCTTGGCGTAGATCGTCAAGAACACCCTTGATTGAATCAATACCCGCTTGCATCGCCTCACGAATTGATTTCAAACGATCTGCGCTTGCCTGTAATGCCTCGGCGTTTTTATCTTTATTTAGGTCAATAGCGCTGGCTTCATTATATTTTTTCTTTTCTTCAGCAAGAATATCGCCAAACCCAAGTCCTGTTTTTAGGCTGTCAAGCAACTCTTTAATATTTGTTGAAACTTTGCCGACAAAATCTTCAGAGGTAAAAGAACGAACTCCAGCGGCTAAGCCAATTAGGAAGTTACCAGCCTTAATAGCGGCTTCGCTAGTTTTTTCAACTACTGTATCTCCAAAATCAGCCTTAGCCATTTTAGCAAGCGCTGTTGAAACTATTTCTAAACCTTTAGAAGCAAGTTTTGCTGTGTCTACTAAACCATTAACAATAGTTGTTCCAAATTTTTGTCCATCTACAACATCAAAAACTTTGCCCATAATTTTTGAGGCTTCGCTGGCAACTTTAACTAAAGTGTCTATCAGTAAAGTTCCAAATTCTTGATCTTGTGCTGCTTTAAGACCTTTGATTACCATGCCCAAGCCAGTAGAAGTTGCCTCAGCAGTTTTTAAAATTCCAGCAACAATCGCTGATCCATTATCTTTGCTACTGAACTCAGTAACTTTTGCCGCAAATGAAAGCATTTTATTAGCAATGCCTGAAAGTGCGCCAGCGGCACCACCTTCGTAATTACCCCAAGACTTTGAGGCTTCAATAACTTTGGAGTCAATAGCGCTAACGAGATCAATAGCCTTACCAGCCGCCGCCGCAATTAAACCACCTATTGAAATATCAAAACCGCTTTTACTCTCCTCTTTAACTCCTCTTATGCCATCAGCAAGGTCGTTTAATTTATCGGCTACTTTTCCGCCGCCAAGCCAATCAGGAATTTTCTCGGCTTGTCTAGCAATGAATTCAAACATATCAGCAAATTTATCTTTAACCCATGCTACAAGTTTTCCAAGATAACCACCAATTTTTTCAAAAATACCACCAATAAACTCTCTTGCCTTATCTATGCCAGCAACCACTTTACTAAATACCTCAGAAACAAAATTTCTAAACTGTTCAAAATAATAAATTACGGTAGCAATGGCTTTAATGATATTAGCCAAAACAACAACAATCGCTGTGACAGCATGACCAATAATTTTAATAACTACATTGAAAACAGTTTCAACTATTTTTCTAAAAGATTCATGGCTCTTAAATAGATCAATAAAAGTATCAACAAAAGTTTTAACAAATCCAAGGAAAAAACTAAGCAAGCCAAAAAAGGCTTTTGCGACAAAGTTTATTACAGCGGCAACTATTTTACCAAAGGCTTTATGAGTATCAAAGAGATAAACAAATGCGTCTAAAATAAATTTAACTACTCTGTAAAAGAAAGTATAAAAGAAAATAAATGCGTCAATAACAAAATTAAGGACATTTTCAACAACGGAAGCAAAAGTTTTATTGGTTGTCATTAGATTTACAAATCCATCAACAATATATTTAACTGCTTTTATGAAAAATGTGACAAAAGATAAAACCGCGTCATAAACAAATTGGAATACAGATGAAACTACCTTTCCAAATGTATTATTAACACTAATCAACTCACCAAAGCCGAGAACTAAATTACCGAGCATTTCAAAGGTAAATCCAAGAACTGCTCCGACTACCTTGGCAACTGCGTTAAAAGCATCAGTCATTACTTCTCTAAAAGTTTCGCTTTCTTTCCAAGCAAAACCAAAAGCAATCACTAGGGCAACTATGGCACCAACTACTAAACCGATAGGGTTTGCCATCATTGTTGCGTTCAAACTAAGCATGGAAGCGGCTAAGCCATTAGTAGAGGCTATGGTTGCTAATTGTCCACCTGTTAATATTACTTGGGCAACTGCCATTGCTTCTGTGGCAAAAGTAACTGCGGCTTGAATTATTGGAAGCGCGATGATTGCCGCTTTATAGGCAAGAAAAGCGGCAACAAGAGTTACAACTACTCCAGTTAAAATTCTAGCAACAGTTGCGTGTCTTTCAAAAAAACCAGTAATTGAATTGATGATCGTGGCTAATCCATTTATTGCCTTAGCCAAAAGAGCAACTCCAAAACCAGCCAAGGTAGCCAAACCTTTGCCAACTGCCACAACAACGGATACAAATGGCTGTAAAGACCTAAACAAATTATTTATAGCGGTTCTTACTTGGATTGAAGTCATGTATAAAGTGGCAAACCCAATCGCAATTATTCCAATAGGTCCAGCCAACATTCCCAAAGTTGAGCCTAAAATTGGAACTGCGGCAAAAACTCTAGCGCCAGCAAAAGTAGCAAACATCGCCATCATTGACGCAACTGCTGGCAAAAGGAATTCAATCTGTCCAGCAAGGTTCTTAACAGAATCTCCAACAGGATCAAAGTTAGCCTTTACTTCTCCTGCGGCTACTGAAACTTTAGTAAAGTTATCAACCACTTCTTTCATTTTTTGAAGGAATTTAACAACTGGAGCAGTTAATTTAATAATTACTTGCTTAACAGCCTCAATCGCTGTTCTGAAAATTACGCTATTAGCAATAGCCTTGCTTAAGGATTTATAGAACTCGTAAAGATGGAAAACAATAGGTCCAATACCTTTTAGAAGCATATCGCCTAAAGAAACTTGAATATCGTTAGTAATGCGAGAGAAAGAACGGAGAACTTTTCCAGGACTTTGCATAGCCGCTTCGTATGTTCCAGCAACTTTAGCCGCTTCCGCAAGCGCACCCGTGGCAACTGCTGTTTGCTTTTCTTGATAAGTCAAAGCACTCGCGGATTTTCCAATGCTTCTAGCAAATGATTCATACATTTGACCAGCAGATTTTTGAATACCAACTGATTTAAGAACTTCACTTCGTCCTGTAATAACGGCGTGAGTAAGCATATTAAATGTTTCAGTTGAGTTCTTGCCGCTAACAACAGCAAGGTCTTGAGCCGCTCTAGCCAATTCTGAAGCATAAGATAATTTAAGATTGTTTTGAGCAAATTTAATGGCTGATTGCTGGGCAATTTCCATCTCAATGCCCATGTCTTTTGTGGCTATTGCGGCATCTCTAATTGCTTGATAACCAAGACCTGTTGCTTTTCCAACAGCGTTCATAGCAACATCTAACTCGTCTACGCGAGCCGCTGCCATAAATGATTTGGTACCAAGAGCAATTAAAGTTGTAAGCGCCGCCGCTGAAGCAACCCCTATACCAGTCATCGCTTGTTGAAGGCGCTGACTGGATTGAGCAAATTGATCTGCTGATCTTGAAGCCTGTTCAAGACCTTTGGTAAATTGCGCGGTTTCTGCGGTGAGGCGGGCGCGAACTTCCATGGTAGGAGTTTCTGCCATTATCGCCTCGCCTTCGCTCTACGCTCTGCCTTCTCTTGCTCTTTTGCTTTGAGAGTCCAAAACGCAGTCCACTCAGTTAATTCCATACTGCTTAGGGGGCGGTGTGCTGGACTCCCATAGAGAATCTCAGCCACCGTCCTACCTAATTTTTCTGCTAGTTCAAAAAGAAATCTACGCTCAGGATTCTTTAGGAAATCGAGCCTGTGCCTCATCTACCGCCTTGTCAGTCAGACCAGAACTACCAAGAGCCTTTGTAGCAAGGCGCTCAACTACTGCGCCATTCTTAGAAAGGATTGCTTCCTTGTCTTGATCTGTGAAAACTGGCAAACCTGAAGTTGGATCATAAACAGTTGCGATAACTGTCATTGCGTACATAAGACCGACATCTGTTTTGTCGCCCTTTGATGCGCCTTCACCTAACTTGGCTCGTTCTGCCGCTGTCATTGAGCGAACTTCAACAGTTACGCCCCACTCTGGAACTTCTACAAGTTCCTTTGTGATGTCATCGGCACTAAAGATTGTTTCTTTGAGACTCATTTATTTCTCCTTGGACACTAGGTTGGTCACGATTTATGAAGTTGTATTGCTATCTAATTATGCGTAAGTACCGCGTGTTACTGCACCTGTTACTTGGAATTCTGCTGAGTATGTCACGACATCGCCAACAGCGCCAGACTTCTCGTAAGAAGTCATAATGCACTCGCC